AGAAGGTGCTCTCTGTTCAACAAACACCTGAAAACCTGCGGACATGGACAGACGTACCGGAATGAATTCGGACAAGACGACACTATCGGATGTTTGTGCTATATGCCGATCAAGAGCGCGTTTCGCGTTAAATGCTGGTTGTCTGAAGAATTGGGGGATGGTAATGGTTGGCCAACAGAACTGAACGACGAATGAGCGACACACTTCCGTCAACGATTGGAACCAGGCTGCCAAAGAAGCCCGAGGTTGCAGTGGAAATACCAGATCGGGATGTAACCGAGGAAGGCGCAATACGGGCGCTGGAACGGCTTGGCAGGGTAAAGGTGAGGGAAAAGACCCTTACAGACCTTGAGACGGTGGGCATCTATGTTCGCAATCAGGGGACGCTTAAAATCTCGCGCGGGCAGTGCATGTTAACGCAGCAGTGTATCCGCGTCACAATGGCTGAGATTGTGGAAAAGATTCAGAACGAAGGACGGAAGTCGAAGAACTTTTCACCAAAGTCCATGACGATGATGGCTCATGCGTTATGTGAATTAGCTGGAAAACAGACTGAATCCACCAAACTCCTTGTAGCGATTGAGCGCATGGCGCAGCCGGCAATGGCAGACGAACCCGATCCAATCAGTGACTCCTTTACACCCGGACAACCCGTAATTCCTGCCGGAACACACGTCCTGATAAACGCCCCAGGCGCACATATCACACAGTCCCCTTCAGGTTCAGGAGCATAAATTTTCTGTTGTGGAAATGGGGTTGAGTGAGTATGGCTCACCCCATGAGTGTAATCCTTGACGCCGCCAGCGTTTCAAACGGCCAGGTTTCAGACCCTTACGTTCCTGGGCTTCAGCATCCCGATCCGCCTACGGGCTCGATGTGTTGCGGTGGAGGTGGAAGCGGCGAAGCGTTATTCGGAGACGGACCCCCTGACGCATCTCTTGGAAATGTCGGCGACACATACGTTGACAACCTGAATAACGCTTTTTACTGGAAAAGCGAATCCGGCTGGAATCCATGAGTTTAAGAGGCGATCAAGATTTCCTGTTTTTGCGTATGAAAAAAACCATTCTTTTGATAGCAGCGTCTTTTATCGTTTTATCGGCACAGGCGCAGCTTATTGTTTCGCCTCACTGGAAAGACGTCTTGACGTCCACTTCAGCCGCGCAATCGCGTCAGAAGCTTCAGGCATTGAAATCCGGGCCCGGTGGTGATTTGGACGGCAGCGTGCTGACAAACGTAAACTCTAAAACCGTTGCAGGCTTTGTTCCGTTGACCCCTGTGGAAACGACGAACGCAATAATAGACATTGCCATCCCCTTCGCACCCGTTCCAGCCCTGACCAATAATGCTACGAATGGGCATTTGGTAGTGCTGACCGGCGTGACCAATGCCTACGGGTTGCCTGAATCTGTTGATGTAAATCCAATGACAATGACGGTTGGAAACTCAACCAACCTGAGTGGTAAGGGCACTAACGATCTGATCCTTCGCGACGCCGGCGATCCAGGGAGCAGCCGGTCTTACGCGCAAACCAACATCTCATCCATTCCGCCCATTCCACCTTACGCCGGAAGCGTTTCGACGTTTGAATACCTCGCGCACCTGATCGAAGCGCAGAAGGGTGTTTACGACGTGAAGTTCTGGTTTGGGGCCAAGGGCGACGGCAAGGTTGCGAATGTGAGTCGAATCGCCACAGGATCAACGGCGTTGTTTTGCTCGGCGACGATTTTCACCGCGGCGGATGTTGGGAAAGTCTTCAGCCTTTATCGCACCAACAATGCAAATTGGACAACAACTGTGGCTGCGTTTGTTAACACAACAAACGTTACGCTGGCGGCCGCGCCGGATGCAGGAACTACAAACCTTGTCGGAGTTTATGGTTCGGACGACACGACCAACATTCAAGCGGCCACGGATTTTGTTTCAACGAATGGCGGTGGGACTCTTTTCTTTCCCTCTGGTATTTACATTGTGAATGGCGCACTTCGTGACACTTCTGGTAACGGACGAACAAATCATAACGCCCAAGTTTTTGCTCCAAACATTGCTCACTCTGGGAATCAATGTCCGGTAATTTGCTTTATGGGTCCGACAATTCCCGGAGGAAGAACGGCATCTGATTTTTTTGCAGATGCTTACGGCACGACGATATGGTCAACGTTGGCATCGGGTCCAGATGGGACTAATTACGGTAATGTTTTTGATTTTCGCAGCACAGTTGGAAGTGGTCCGGGAATTTTGGACCCTGCGTTTACTGTTCCATTTAATTTTTTAGGAGTGGCTACGAAAAACATTAGATTCCGAGCAGCTTTTGACAATGGTATGGCTTTGTTCAACGCGGGCGGAGCGATCATAGCAAAGTTTGAGGATACCACCTTTGACGATGGATACGACTGGGCAGTCTCCTCATATTATCCGGGACTCTATGCAACTCGAAGCAACACCATTGGAGTCATCTTTCCACAGATTTTCAATGACAACAAAAGCTTCGCAAACAACGTTGGCGCATACGGCTTCTACCACGCCGTCTGTCTCGGTGAAAACCTGAAGGCTCAATACATCGGGGCTTACCACTCGGTAATCGGGTTCGACTTCTACAACGCAGGCAGCGGTGCGATCAGCTTGGAGTTTTTCCACTCCGATGGGTGTAAGACGAACTTTTTTCACAACGGCGGATTCGCGGCCAACATCAACATGTATGGTTTGATACAGCAGCAATCGATCACAAACAATTGGGACCCTTGGTATGATAAATTTGGATCGATCAATGGCTGGGGGAAATTCATTGTCGGCAATTCTGGAGGGACAATATCACCCTTCACGCCGGACACATTCGCAGACAGTCCTCATTTTGAAGCGGAATGCACCTACAACATCGGAAACACTGTCACAGGCCCGAGAATGGAGTCTAAAAAGACATTTAATGCGCCAGTCCAGTTCAATGATGCTGTGCTGCTTCGTGGAACGAATCAACCGATTGGGGAAATGTCTTTCATGCCTAGGACGTGGCGTAATGCGACTACTGTAAACGGCACCGGAGACGCGGATTGGATTATTGATCCGTTTGGATATTTTACTCCCTCTGTTTACGTCAAAAATGCAAACACTTTTGTATATTGCAGCCCGCTTCCAACTGATCCGTGGCGATATGCAACGAATACGCAAGCATCTTTGACGCTCATCACAACCAATGCAGGTACCTATACCTTTACTGCCTACATTCAACTACTCACAGCAACGGGGCAGAAGTTTGATACTGATGCAGTGGGTTTTTCGCTAACCGCAGCATCGGGAAACATTGTAACTAACTTCCTGTGCTCGACCAAGCAATACGCAGGCAGCATCACAAACCACGTCGGCGGACCGCCTACCAATATCATTTCCGCGATTCCAGTCATTTACTGCGCTCAAGGTGGTCAATGGATTCTTGGGGGCACAATTAAGACTTGGTGAAATGACCCGCCTCGCCTCCATCCTGTTCTTGTTTGCGCTCTGCGGGTGTGTGACCACGGAGAGCGGTCAGATCGCAGCGAGCATGTTCGCGTACTCCGCACTCGCTTCTCAGCCGCAATCTGTCAAAACAGGCTGGATCACATGGACTCCCGGGAACGTCGAGGCACAAGTCATCATTGAGCACTCTTTCGATCTGACGACGTGGGAGTTGTTCGCTGTGACCAATCAGCCACCTGTTCCAATCGTTATGGATCATCCGCGTGAGTTTTTCCGGGCGCGATGGATTGATTTGGCGGGTAGAGACGGGGGGTGGTTGTGAAAATACTTATCACACTATTGGCTGCGATGGTGGTCACTGTTGGAAGTGCGGCTATAATTGACCCTACAAACCGGGTGGATTGGGTTCCTGTAGTTACAGTCGGCGTGCATGGCGGGATTCCAACGAATCGCAACAACCTGATCAATGTCACGTCCGCGCCCTACAACGCCGACAGCACGGGAGTAAGTGATTGCACTTCTGCAATTCAATCCGCGATCAATGCGGCAGTCTCGAACGACGTTGTTTATCTGCCGACCGGCCACTACAAGATTCTGTCTGCGCTCTACGTGGACAAAAGCAATATCACGTTGCGCGGCGACGGGAAGACGAACTCAATCATTTTCGCCGGGAATACTTCCAGCATAAATCCTCAGATCAAAGTCGGACATGATGCTCAGAATTCTGCCGACTACACCGTTGCCTCAACTCCTCACAAGGGGGATTTGACGCTGACGTTGACCAGCGCGTCGGGAATCACTGTCGGCGGCATTTACCGCTTGGCTGATGATCTTTGGCAGCGCAGTTTCTCAGTGCAGGGATACCGCAATCTGGCTGCGTATTGCGTCACGATTACAAACGTCGTCGGAAACACGGTCTATCTAGGGGCACCGCTGTTGATGGATTTTACAAATGCACCCTCACTGTCCTCTGTGGCTTCAGGAGAGATCAATAACGGGGTGTTTGGAGCCAGGTCGAGAATCGGCATTGAGAATATTGGCTTCACGGCAAAGGACGGAACCAATTACGGCAATGCTGTAACTATTCTGGCAATGTCCGCCTGCGTCGATTCGTGGATTCTGAATTGCGATTTCTCGTATGGGTTCAATTACAACATCGAGATTGGTGCGTCCTGTCACTACACCATGCGGGGCAATTCAATCCACAGCTCTCAAGGGTCCGGGTCAAATCACAGTGGATACCTCGCTTCAGGGTCTTACGGGCTGATTGAGGACAATATGTTTTACGACGGATTGCAGCCTGCGATTGAGTTTAATGGAGGTTTCTGCGGAAACGCCGTGTTCGCGAACTTCTTTACGAACAACGTCATCGGCATTGATTGTCACAATGTCGGGCCGATGATGAATCTTTGGGAGGCAAACATCTCCGATCAAAATTTCGAGATGGATGGCTATTTTGGAGCAGCGATCAATCAAACGCTGTTGCGCAACCTGTTCGGTGATACCTACACCCCGCTATATTTCAAGCGGTTCAGCTACAATATGCAGGTGGTTGGAAACGTTCTCGGAAGCTCAGGATCAGGATACTACGCCTTTTCGCACGACACTAACGGAGTGGCGCACCAGATCATCGAGCATGGAAGGCCCAATATTGGAAATCAGAATTACACAGGGACGAATCCCCCAATCGCATGGAACTATCCCGGAAACACGTGGGATTACGGGAACAATCCGAATGGCGTATTCGTTTTCACCAACACGCAAGGTCCAACGAACATCATTTACGGCAACTTCACCAATATCACAGCCTACGGAAACGGCATTTACTCACTGACTTTTCAGGATGGTGTTAACACGAACATTTACTGGCCGCAGGACGGAAATGTTGTGTATCCCACCGCCGGAACCAGTAACAGCCTCACTCTGAATCGCTCGATCACGGTTTCCAATGGTTGGAGAATTTTTGTCTCTGGCGTGTCGGCGTATCAGCAGCTTCAGAAACAGGAGCGCGACACGCACACGATCAGCGGTAACTACGACTACTTCAATAATGCTGTCACGTGGGGGACAAATGCCGACCACACAATACCGACGTCGTTGCTCTATGCCTCAACGCCGACTTGGTGGGGCACGAACCGCTGGCCGGCTGTCGATCCGGAATCCGGAACATTGGTAACGCTGATTCCAGCGCAGGAACGTTATTACGGTTTGGCAGTCGGCGAAGGTGGTGACTTATCGCCGACGATTACAATCACGAGCCCAACCAGCTCATCCACCTACACCACCATAAACGGCACGATTGATCTCGGCGGAAGTTCAAGCGACGACAACGGCGTCACTTCGGTTACCTATGTCAACGCCGCTACCGGCGCGAGTGGGACCGCCACAGGCACGACATCGTGGAACCTCTCCAGCCTGGCGCTGAACATCGGCGACAACGCCATCACGTTCACCGCTCACGACACCATCGGCCAGACGGCGACGGACACGATTACCATTACACGAACAGCAGTGAGCGGGAATGGCAGGGTTCTGAGGGTCAGAAAGCGATAAATAAAACTTAAAAACCTTTCCAGAACAATGAACCCGCAGTATTCAATCGACAACGATATGGACCTGGAACAAGTAAAACCCATCAAGGAAAACGTGGGGTTTTGGTCGTCATTCATTGCCTTTATTGTGCTGCCTATCCTGGGTGGGCTCGCCAATCAGCTAAGCATGGCCCTTTCTCACAAAGAGAAAATCACGTGGTCGAAGTTTCTGTGCCGTGCCGGCATATCGTTGTTTATTGGAGCTACCTGCTGGTTTCTGCTGCCGCGGAATAATCCGATTTCATTTGCTACGGTTTCTTTACTTGGATGGCTTGGAGCAGACGGAATCACCCTTCTGCTGGATCTCCTGAAAATGAAAAGGAAATGACTATGGACCTGTCTATTCTTCAAGCAATGATCGATCAGATTTGCAAGCAGCCAGCGATGTTGATGCTTGTGGTTTTCCTGAGCGTGATTGCCTACGTTCTTGAAATCTGGCCCAGGTTCGACAGCCGATGGATTCCAATCGTGTGCATTCTTGGCGGTGGCGGGCTCTATTGGCTTTTCGCCAGCAGTGACAGCGTTCCAAAGTTTTATCCGTATCCGATTGTGATACTTATTACGAACGGACTGATTGCAGGATTATTTTCTTCTGCTGCGCACTCAACCATTGTGTCGTGGTTGATGAAAAAAGCTGGGCAGAAGGATACACCACCAGACAAATGAAAACCAAAATCCTGATCATTGTAATGGCCAGCCTTGCGCTGGTTTCTGTCGCTTCTGCTCAAACCAACAGCAGCGGGCTTTCAAACATCAGTCCGGAGCTAAAAGATGCGATTATCTCGTTTAAACAGGACGTTGAAGTGAATCGCACGTTGACCGTGGCGCTTTACCCCACATACGCGCCGGAGATCGTGGTTGACGGTAAAAAGCATCAATGGGGTGCCGGTGTGGCGCTTCTTTGTCCGGCTACGGCTATTCCTGCACTTGAAGACAACGCTGTGGCAGATCATGCCTTTGGCGGCATCCGGTTGGATATGCTCGGTGGTCAGTTCTTTGCCTCGACTGTGGCGGTTGGGTTTAAGGCGCACGTTCAATTCTTTGGGCACGATTTTGTTCCCTTTGTTGAATCCGGCGTGAATATCCCGATTACCGGTGCCGGGGACAAGAATGCCGAACTTGGGGCGATGTATGGCAGTGGCGTTACGACGTCGCTCTTTGCTTTCGGTAAAGCTAATGAAGTTGGAGACAAGCCCGGGTCGATCAACGGATTCATTGCGGTTGAGAAATGGACGCAGTTTAAAGGCTACGAAGCACACGTTGGGGCGTCTGTTACGTGGAAGTGGTAGTGAAATACGTGCTTCAAATCCTGTCCTTTTTCGCTTGGTTGTGGAAACGAATCGCAACCAAGCGGGATAACCCTCAGAATCAATATGAACAAGCGCAGCGCGAAAATCAGGAAATCATTGCTACTCACGATGCTGACGCTATCAACCGTATGTATGGGGTGCGCCAGGGATCGGACGTTGATCATTCCGGCGAATCGTGAGGTGTCATTCCTGCTGGCGACAAAGCCGTTTATTCCGCCTTCAGACGGTTATTTCGTTCCCGAAGCGCAGATGCTCATTTTCCTGAACGAACACAGTCAGCTTCAGATGCTTCTTAAACGCACACATGACGCTCCTTGAACAACTGAACAGGCTTTCGCCTGCAACGTGCAGGCTTCTTGCCAGAACGGGACCAACGGCAATGCAACGGCCCAAGACAAATGCTGAGATTGCGCGCGATGGTGGGCTGTCCCGTTCGAGGGTTGCCGAAATCTCGCAGATGACCAGTTGGGAGAACGTGACGGTAAAAACCATGATAGCCTTTACCAGAGGATGCGGGATTGACCTGATGAAGCCCCGGAAGCACATGCGGATTTTCCGGCGACGGGATGCCGTTTTGGCGTTTATGGAAAACAGCACGCCTGCGCAACGCCGTATGTTTGACAGGATTCTCCCTAAATATGGACCGCAACCAACTGTTGGCGCTTCCCCGCGCTAAAGTCTGGTCCATTCATTTCCAATTCCTCGTAGCACTCCATCAGTAACGCATACGTCAGGGCGTCGAAGATATGCTTGTTTTCATCTCCCTGGGGAATGTATTGCAGGCTGGAAAGCCCCTTTTTCAATTCCTTGAACATCTTGATAGCGAATTTGCAGTGCGCAGAGATCTTAATGCGTCCCTGATGGAGAAGTTGCTTTAAGAGTTTGACGCGCATCTGAACGGATCCGGGGACTTTCTTAGGCCCACGCTTCAGGTAGATACGACCTTTTGAAGCCGATTCAACCTGAAGATACGGATAGGTATCACCCGTAGCTGAATACTTCTCGATCGAGCTACTATCAGACCATGACCTATCAAGATCGAACTGCTTGCCGGCATTGAATTCGAGGTTGTCGATGAGTTCCATGAACGCCAGCGTAAACTCTTCGTTTGATATGTCTTCTCCGAGGGAAACCAGTTCATCCAACATTGTGAAGTGGCTCTTGCCGTTAATAATCGTCTTTTCAAGAATGCAAGCTGCGTGGTTTGTGTCGCCCAAGTCCCACCCGGTGATAAGCTCGAAGCAGTTTCGGCCAGGATTTGCGTATTCCCAATCGTCAGGATTTGAGGATTCGCAGTTACCTATAATATGAAGGTTAGGTTTGAAGAAGCCGCGGAAATGACGGGATCGATCGCCGTCGCCGTAGATCCATTTCCCTTCCACGTAGCGCGCATATAATCCAGGGTCATACGCGTAGGTGGTTTTAAGCTCATCGAGTTGTCGCGGATCCAGCCAGGGGTTTTCTTCGGGCTTGATTTCCACAAGGCGCAAGCCTGCCTGAAATTGAAGGAACAGCCGTTCGGGCATTGTTTCGCGTCCCATTTCAGCCTGCCGGATCTTATATTCGTCATACGAGAGATTCTTTTCCACGTACCAAACCTCGTAAATCCATGAGCCTTCGCCTTCTTCTGACGGGTTGGTATCAGCCAGCCACATCTGTTGATCGTAACGCAGATGGCTCATACGTAACGAAGGCAGGGCGACGGAAAGAACCTTTCGACTGTTGAACTTATCCAACTCGGAAAAGTAGATCATGGAGAATTCCATTTCCTTCAGCTTATCCTCAACGTCTTCCACGTAATCGAGAGAGAACAAAAAGCATTCGCTTTCTCCACCGTGACAATTTCTGATCTTGAAAAACGGAGTTCGCGTGTCGCCGGTGACTTTCGGTCCGGGGCGACCCTCAGAGGTGCGGGTGGTGTATTGGATACCGATGCCAGCCTTGATCCATTCGGGGAGGATGTTCCTGTGAAGTTTTGACCACGGACCGCCCTCTTTCGAGTTCTTCATCGTCTTGGAGAACATTGCCACGCGGGCGTCAGGCGTTTCCCACATGTGCCTTATGATTCTATGTAGGGACACGATCGTTTTTCCTGAGAGTCTTGGGCCTGATAAAAGTAAACAGCGGTCATAGGCATTAAAGGCTTCAATCTGTTTCAGGCTGAGATCGGGGTACCATTTCCCGTTTGCATCTTTCGGCATGGTCAACGGATAAGTGTTGCCACCCTATTGCGTCGAGAGTATTTCTCGCGCCATGGAACCGATGAAAATGACAATTCCGGCAGAGCACGACATGCACGGAAAACTCAAGAAGGGTGACGTGGTAACGATGGAATGCTGTGTTGATGAGTGCTCTGAAGGCGGAACGTCGGTAACAGTGAAATCGATCAAAAAGGCGGCAACGTCTCCGGTCAAGAAGGTTGTTCGCCGGACAAAGACAAACCCCATTGATTTTCTGAAGAATCGCCAACGCGAAAAGATCGAATCCGGAGAGGTTGATTCAAATGATTGATCTGGACATTCTCAAGAAGCGCGGGATTACATCTGAAAGCCTTAAACAGAAGCTTTCGGGCGATCCACTCAACCGAACGACAGAGCGCGGACTCAGCTATATTCCGATTGCTCCAAATGATCGGGAGAAGATACAGATGCTTCTCAATCGCATCCGTTCACGCATTCAGGAGGGGATGACCAGGAACCTTGCGGATTACCGCGTTTATTACGCGCTGGACAAGGCGTGGGATAAGCCGTTCGAGCAGATTTCGCCAACGATTGTTCAAAGCCTGATGGATTCCGATCCGAACAACGAGGAGGTTTACAAGGCGTTTCAGAGTTGGGGGCTTGCTCACATGATCAACGAGGAGCAGGATCCAAAAAACCCGGGCAAATCGGTAAAAACGCTCAACCTTCCAACGTTTTTCAACATCTTTGTTCCGCTTGTTAAGGCTTATGTAACGATCAGGTGGGCGAAGATCATGAATGACAGGCGACTGACGCCGTTCTTCAAGTATGAGCCGTTCAAGCAGACGTCGGAGTTGCAGACGAAGTGCGATGTGATTACTGATCGCGTTCACGTCATGTCGAACCAGTTGGGGTATTACGACGTAATGAAGCAGTCGGTTTTGAAGATGTTGCACTATTCGCAGTGTTTCCAGTTCATCAAAGAGGAGTGGTATTACGAGGAGCAATTGAAGTGCGCCGATGAACTGGACGTCGCAATGGGTAAACTGAACAGCAAGGGCGAGCCCGCTGCGCTTGGGGAAGAGATCAAGGTGACGGATAAGGAGGGGCTTAGGTACCATTTCCCGCACCCAACTCGGACGTATTACGATCTTGCCCACGGCCCATACACCATCAATTACGATACGGGATGCGAATATATGGGGTATTGGAGGATTGCGCGCTATCGCGAGATATGGTTCGGCGATTTCTGGAACAAAGACAAAATCGCACTCGGAACGGCGGATATTGTAGCCGCGAACACCCTTTTCTTTACGACGGTCTATTCGTCATGCCAGCTAAAGACGGCGACCTACGTTGCGCCATCCACGCCCAATGGCGAACAGGGAGCGGCGGCGATAGGGTCCGGGCCCGGCCCGATGGACAGAGAAAAGGAGATTGCTTATCAGTATTACGGTACGGACCACCTCGACCAAGGTGTGTTGGTTAACGAATACTTCGAAAAGCTGATTCCTTCGCAGTGGGGACTTGGGGATTATGACCATCCTGTATGGTTCCGGTTCGTTATGGCTGGCGATGGATGCACCGTTCTGTATGCCGCGCCGCTGCCTTATGCGCCAGCAACGTATTATGGGTATGACGCAGACGAGACGCGTTCGAGGAACGCCAGCATGTCGCTGGAAATCCTGCCGTTTCAGGATCATTTCTCGAACATGCTGAGCCAGATACTTCTAACGGCAAAGCAGAACCTTGCGAATATCACCTTGGTTGACACCGATACCGTTGGAGAAGACATGACAGCCAAGGTGAAGAATATGGGGGAAAGGTTCTTCCGAACGCTCAATATCTTTCCATTCAGCGGCAAGAAGTTGGCTCGCGGACAGAATCAGCTTGATCGTATCGCTCAATCGATCGGGCTTCCAAAGGGAAATACCGCAGAGCTGACCAATGTTCTGAAGACTATCCTGGATGTGCTTGAGCGTGTGCTCGTCATGTCGTCGAACGAAGTCGGTCAGGCGGCAAGTCATGAGCAGACGCGGGAAGAGATTCGAAACATCGCGCAAAACACGTCCTCGCGCCTTGTGTTCACCTCAACACCCATCGACATCGCTGAAGCGGCATGGAAGCGCCAGATTTATCAGGGGCTTATGGCGTATGGCGACGATGACATTTTTGTGCGGATTCCGTCCGATATGCCGGTTGATCAGGAAGCGTTGAAAACGATGGGATTCACGTTTATCGACAAGGATAAGCTGAATTCCAAAGACAAGTATTGGAACGTCAAGATCAGCAAGAAAAGGACGGCTATCCCGCTTTGGGAAATTGCCAGCAATCGCGATGGCGAAGACAGGTCGAACGACGAAAAGACGGCGGTTACACTGGCTACGATTCTCGACAAGCTGCTTTCCAATCCGCTTACCGCTCAGGCTATCGGAGTCGATCAGGCTTTGGATTTCACCAATCGCATCTGTTATCTCGCTGGAATTCCAAGGGATTGGAAGTTCCGGAATGCCGCGGCTGGCGCAGATCAGGCGACTCCCGAGCAGCAGGCGGAAGCTGCGCGCGGTGAACTGCAACAGGTAGTCCAAACCGTATTAGGCTCAGTAAACCAGACGCTCCAGAAAGAGCTTCAGCCGTTGCTGGACGAGACGATGAAGAATTCGAAGGACATTGCTCTGATCATGCCCAAGCTGGCAGAGCTGATGACCGCATTGAACGCAAACCCATCAGACCCGACAAATGATCCAAGTAACGAGATTGCCGCTACCGGAGCCTGAGAAGAAAGAGATTCTGAAATGGTTGAGGGATCCGGCGGCTTACAGGTTCCAGCAATACCTTCGTTCGCTTGCTGCGGAAAAGTCCGCAGAATCGCTTTTAAAAGCCAATCAGGGGGATGGTTACCAGGCTGATGCCAAGCAGGCCAATGACGAAGCGCAACGATTGATTGCGTTTTCGGAAATAATGGCCTCAATGTTGAACCCTGAATACGAATTTGTCCGCATCGAACTGAAACCAACAGTGCCTAACAAAATAGCATAACCCTATGGAAATCACCGTAAACCAAATCGTGCCTCCCGCTAAAAAAGAACCTGTAACCCCGACCCTGCCAGTAGAGCCACCAAAACCGCCAACCCCAGAAGAGTTGAAGCAACGCGCCAAGGAATCGTATAAAACAATGTGGGGTGTCGAACCGCCGGAAGAGAAAGTGGACCTTTCGGCTACTACGGTTATTCCCGCAGCCGTGGCCGCGCCCGTTGCGCCTGTAGTTGCAGCCCCGGTGCCGGAAGAGGTTGTTGAAGAACCGCTATCAAACGAGGATTTGATTGCCAAGACGGCGGAAGCTACGGCTAAAGCGACGGCTACGGCTGTTGCGGACGCTCTGCGTAAACCGGACCCTGCACCGGCAGCAGCCCCCAACGCGTTTGAAATGACGCCCGAAGATCAGGATGACTATGAGGTTTTACTGTGGCTGGAGAAAAAGGATCCGAAATTTGCCGGGAAACCTGCGCTATTCCTCGAATACGTGAAAAAGCACTATGCGTATCAGGAAGACTGGTCAAAGGCGAATTCGGGCAAGCAGTTTGACCCCGACGCGCCAGAACATCAGGAGTGGTACGATGCAAATCAGCCGGATTTCGATGAAAGCGTGCTCGACCGCGCGCGTATGCGCATTGAAGCCGAAAAGGCGGTTCGCGAAGAGGTTCAGCCCAAAATGCAGGAAATGGAGCGGAAGAAGATTCTTGAGGACAACGTGGAGAGCATTGCTGGACAGGTTCACAAGAACATCTGCAACATGCTATCCCTCGCCGCGCCCGATCTAGCAAAGCTGGCGATGAATGGCGATAAGCTTGAACTGACAAACGAGAAGATCGCGCTTATCGAGCAAACGGATCCCATTGCAAAGGCCATCCTGGATCGCGAA